AATACCCCAATGATGGCAATATTTATTATTGGGATGAAGATCAACAAAACTGGATTAGAGACTAATAAAAAAGGGGCTTACGCCCCTTCTTCTTCTGAAACCTCTTCTTGGGGTTTCTCCACTTCCTCTTTCAATCGTTCAGTAAAACCCATTTTAGCAACGAGCAAGGTATCATAAGATACTTTTGTTCCTTGTAATTTGGCTTCTACGTCATTCAGACAGGAAATAAAATATTTCGCTTGGTCTGATAAATCGGAAATGACATATTTTTTATCATCGAGAACCAATACTGGTTCTTCTTGGGTTACTTCTGTCGACATAATTTTCTCCTATTTAAAAATATCTTGCCAGTTTCCTTGTGTACTACTCTTTGCATACTCAGTAGCACGGTTTTCAAAAAAGTTGGTATGCTCAACTGCATTGACTTGCATATCAATCCAAGGCAAAGGATTTTCATCACTATGAAAAATATTTTTCATACCTAGTCCAAGTAATCTTCTATCCGCAATGTAACGAATATATTCTTTTACTTCCTCTGCTGTTAAGTCTGGAATTTCTGCTTTATCAAAACAAATATCAATAAATTTATCTTCTAGTTCAACTACTCTTTCTGCCGCACAGTAGATTTCATACTTCAACTTATCTGTCCATATCTCAGGATTTTCCGCAATAAATGTACGAAATAATTTGGACACATTCTCTACATGGAGACTTTCGTCTCGTATTGACCATGTAACAATTTGTCCCATTCCTTTCATAAGATTATGTCTTGGATAGTTGAGTAATATTGCAAAACTACTGAATAGTTGGACTCCTTCTGTAAATCCACTATAAACTGCCATTGTCTTTGCAATGTCGTGTTTTGAATTCATATTGAAGTCAGATAGATACTCATGTTTCTCTACCATTTCTTGTATATCCATAAATTCTTGATAAATGTCTTCCTCTTTTCCAAGAGTTTCCAAAAGCAAAGAGTAAGCCTCTTGATGAACTGCTTCCATCGCAGCAAACGATACAAGCATCATTCTAACTTCTGGTTGTTTAAATGTTGGTAGATAATGTTTGGCATAGCCACAACATACATCTACGTCTGCCTGAGTAAAGAATCGAAAGATATTATCAATCAATGCTCTATTCTCAGGAGTAAGTTTTTCGTTATAATCCTTTATGTCATCTTGAAGAGGCACTTCATCAGGTAGCCAATGCATTTGTTGTTGCTTTTTATAAGCCTCAAATGCCCAAGAATAATTAAAAGGTTTATAGTAATCTCTTTCCTCTAGTAAATTCATAATTAAAAAGTAATAATGTATGCCGCAAGATTTTCTATATCTGCACTTGATAGGGAAGCTGATTGTCCCCACATTAACACAGACTGTGCTCCTCTTGTCTCACCATTCTTGTAAGCTACTAACTTACTAATTATTTCTTCTGAAGTTTGACCAACTAATGCTGGACCAACTCCGCCTTCTCCATTCCCACCATGACATGCAGCGCACCCGCTGTAGAGTTTTGCTCCAAGTTCTGCAGGACTAGAATTAGCAGCAAGTAATCTTTTCTGCTTTTCCATTTCTGCTGGTGTTCCATTTAGTTGTATATAGTCAGCGTAACACTGTCCTATACACTGGTGCACTCTATTTGCACCTGTATATTGTGATTGGCTATGTGCGTAAGCAATAACTGCCACCACAACAAAACATATTGATAGTATAAATGCTTTCATTATCCCTCACAACTGAGACAATCTGATTGTTCAAAGATTATCTCTCTTTTTACTTTGTTTGATACATTATCTGCTCTTGAAATAGCTTCACTTCTTAGATAGTATAATGTTTTTAGATTCTTTGCCCATGCCAACATATGAATGTTGTGTAAGTCTGCCTTATTTACATCAGGCGGAAAGAATAAATTAACACTCTGACTCTGACAGATAAATTCCTGTCTTTGTGCAGCATGTTCTACTACCCAAGATTGATTGATTTCTACAGCAGTCTTGAATACTTCTTTTTCTTCTGGTGTAAGAACGTCAAGATGTTGAACGCTTCCTTTGTTAGTTACAACACTTTTCCAAGTATCTTCTGTATTCGCACCTTTACTTTCAAGAACTTCTTCTAGGAACTTATTCTTCATTAAATAAGAACCTGATTTAGTTTTCTGAGTAAAAGCATTTGCACGGAAAGGTTCTATACTAGGACTTGTATTTCCACAAATAATACTAGAACTTGCATTTGGTGCTATCGCAAGTAAATGTGCATTTCTTACTTCACAAGAGTCATCATCTGGGCAAGCTCCTCTTTCAACTGCAAGTCTGCGAGTTTCTTGAAGTGCATTACTCTTTATAAAATCAAACATCTCATAGTTTACACTACTTGCAATAATTCCTTCAAATGGTATATTGCTCTTTTGTAAATATGCGTGGAATCCCATAGCACCAAGTCCAATACTTCTCTCCCTAAAAGCACTGTACTTTGCTCTTTCTAAGCTATTAGGTGCATTTGTAATAAAATGTTCTAAAACATTGTCTAACATTCTTACTAGGTCTGGAATAAATGCTGGAACTTTTTTCCATTCATCATAATACTCCAGATTTACACTTGATAAACAGCATACTGCAGTTCTTTCTTCATTAGTTGCAAGTGTAATTTCAGAACAAAGATTACTATGATTTACATATAATCCTTTTCTTTTCTGAAAGTCTGGAAGTTCTGCGTTAACAGCATCTTCAAACATTAGATAAGGTTCTCCAGTTTCCATACGATTCTGGAGTAATTTTACCCAAAGTGTTCTTGCACTTACAACTTTTTTGACTTCACCACTGTGCGGATCAATAAGTTCCCAACTGTCATCAAAGTTTTCTTCGTGTGTTGCACGGTGTATAGTTTCCATGAATTTATCAGGTATTACTACACCATGATGCAAGTTTATGCATTTACGGTTTACATCTCCGCCTGTAGGTTTTCTTATATCAAGAAACTCCTCTATTTCAGGATGGCTCATGTGTAGATAACTTGCATAACTACCTCTACGAGTAACTCCTTGTGAGAAAGCGAGCATTTCTGCATCAACTACTTTCATAAAAGGAATAACACCTGTAGACTCTGAGCCTTTTGAAGTTTTTGTGCCTTGTGCACGAACTGAACTCCATGACCCACCTATACCTCCTCCAAATGAGGATAAGTAGGCATTTTCAGTATAATGTTCTGTTATACCTTCTCTTGAATCATCAACATAGTTTAGAAAACAAGAGATAGGTAATCCTCTTTCTGTGCCTCCATTAGAAAGAACAGGAGTTGCAAACATAAACCATAGATTACTTGCGTAATCATATAGTCTTTGTGCATGTTCATCATCGTCTGCAAAAGTACGTGCTGCTCTTGCAAACGCTTCTTGTGGAGAGCTCTCGCCAGGAACCATATACCGATCTTCCAGAGTTTTAATACTAAACTCTGTTAATAATTTATCTTTACTATAATCTAGTTTCATCTAAGTGCCTTTTTAAAGTTGTGTTAATAACTTCTTTGTTTTCTTCACCTATGGCATCTTCACAGTAGGTAAGTAAATCCATTAGTTCAACATTTTGTAAAAGTTGTTCTGAATTTTCATTTAAGTTCTGAATATACTTGTACTTACCTTCTAGTGGACATGCACCATAAATGTCAAAAACATCTCCATATTGTTCCATTAGCTGTACTGCGCGTTTTGGACCGATTCCAGGTATTCCTGGAACATTGTCCCCTTTATCGCCAGTCAGACATTTGAATGTAATATAATCAGGGATCTCAAAGTCATAATGTTCATCCCAATTATGTACTGTAGTTTCTTTACGAGTTACAGTACTAAATCTTGACACTCTATCATTGATTAGTAAATCCCAATCTCTATCTGATGATATTAACCAGCACTCGTCTAATCCAAAATTGTCAAGTTCTTTACTAATATATGCTGCAATATCATCTGCTTCTACTCCTTTGAAGTGAAAGACAGGGTGAGTTTTACGAATTTCTGTAAGTGTATTCGCAAATTCTGCCATAAACATCTCAAACTCTTTCTCCTCTTGTGGAGTTTGTTCAGCATATTTTTCTTTACGATTTGCCTTGTATTCGGGGTATATATCCTTACGATAGCTACTACCACCGTCAGCACACACTACTATAGTTCCTGCATTATAGGACTTAGCAAGTGATTCTACTGTACGAATATAGTCATACTTAAAGTCTAGTACTCCTTGATGTTTCCATCTAAAAGCTATATTTAAGCCATCAACTATCAGCAAGTTCCCAGTCGGAGCTGGGTTCCCAAGGTCTGAGAATTTTATCGCCATTTGTAAATTTTATCTCCTCTTTTTCGAGCCAGTGTTCTGCTATAAGAATATATGCACCTAGCCACGCAATATGCATATATCTTAATGTATTTTTTGGTTTTCTTACTGTTGCAACAAAGAACTTGCCGTGATTTTCTTTGAATATAAGTAAAGGTTCTTGTTGCATTTCCTGTGCTTGTTTACACAGTTTACTCCACCATTTAAATAAATTGTTACTTTTTTGTGTGTATATTTTACTGTCAAAGCCTACATGTTTGTAGAACTTAACTTCTACAGTAAATAAATTATATTTTAAGGGTACTTGTAAGTCTCCTTTGACTTTACCACTACCAGACCCAGGTGTTTGTACCCAAGTCTCATTTGTCATTCTTTCTAGTAAACTTATTACTTGTTGTTCCCCACGATTACCTTTTTGTCGAGGATTTACCATTATGTAGGTTGACTAAATAATAATTTTTCTAAATCCATATAACCACCAATCTTTTCATCATCTACTATGATTTGTGGAAATGTCCTTGCAGTAGGAAATAGTTCTCTAACTTCACTGGCTTCATAATCTTTGCCCATCATGTTATATACTACTTCTGTTACTTTTTGATGATTTTCTGCTAATGCCTTTGCTTTTGTGCAATAAGGACAATTAGGAATACTATAAATCTCTACTTTCATTCTAACCTCGATATTTTATCTTCTTTTATTACTTGTATTTTAGACAACAATGGATGTGTCCAACCGTGTGATACTATATAAGTATTTAAATTTTCTTCTTTTAGCAAGATTTCTACTAATCTTTCCTTTCCAGTTTCGTCAAGTACATTTGTAACCTCGTCTAAGAATAGTACATTTATTCTTGACTTTGATATGCTACTCATTAACTTACGAATTGCAAGAAGTGTAGAAGTATTAACTCTTGCTAGTTCTCCTGCACTCAGAGCAAGTATTTCTACTGAGTTTCCATTATCATCTATTTCTACATTAAGTTTGTCATTTAATACTACAAATTGTAGACTGAATCTTCCATCTGATAATTCTGCAAGATATTCATTTGTTAATTCTTCTAAATCTTTTACAAGATTTTCTATTTTATATGCAAGTAGTCCATTCGTACTAAATGCTTTTTTGAGTATTTCAACATGAGATAATTTTTCTTCTACATTTATAATGCTAGAACTTAATTCATCTAATTGTTTTTCAAAATCTGTTTGTTGTTCTTCAATAATTCCAAGTCGAGTATTATGTCTTTCTATTCTTTCATTCTCTGCGATTACTTCTTCTACTCGACTTCTTCTGTCTGATATTCTTCTTTTTAGTTTAGCAATCTTTTCTTGAAGTTCTTCACTATTTGGAACTTCTGCAGGTAATTTATCATCTATACTTCTAAATAAATCTTCCCAGTTTTCTATCTTTTCCTTCATTCTACGGTGAAGTTCATTATTACGTTCTGTTATATTGATTTCTTCTTGTATGCTTTCAAGTCTTTCTACTAACTCTGCTTTTGCTAATTCGTGTTCTTTGTATTGTTTTTCAATAAAATCAATATCTATTTCTTGACTACATGTAGGGCATACTTGTTCTTCTGAATCTTTTAAGTCAGAATACTTTTTCAACATTTTATTTTCAAAAGCACCTCGACTTTTGATTTCACCTAAGTCTGTTTTTAGACTAGAAGTGTCTTGTATTTCGGAGTTTGCTACAAACTCTCGAGCAAGTCCTAAATCTATGGACTCTAACTCTTTTTTATATAAATTATTTTGATTTATTTTTTTCGTAATTTCCGAAATATTTTCAAATTCTACTTGTAAAGAACGTAAAGAATCTTCATCTTCTTCTGAATAAAATGGTAGTTCCAATTTTGGAAGTAGTGATGTATCTTCCAATTTATTGTCTGATAACCACTTATTAATTGTGTCAATTTTCCCTTGTATGCGAGAAACGTCTCCACCTAAATTTCGTGATAATTCCTTAAAAACTTCAAAGTATTTTACATAATTATCTAGTTGTAGTAAATCTATCAAAAATCTTTTTCTATTTGTATCAGTTGCTGTTAAAAACTGTAAACTAGCATTGGTATTTTGATATACAATTTGTGAAAAAGTTTTGAAGTCAATTCCAATAATTTGTTCTAATGTTTTGTATGTATTAGTAGCTGTGTGGCTTGATATATCTTCTCCATTTTTATAAAGTTTTACTTTGATATTAGTTCTACGACTTACATCTATTTTATATTCATCATCAACCACATCAAAAGACAAAGAGATATCATAGCCATTATTGACTTCACGATTTGGTATGTCTGCTTTTTTGATTCCTTTTGAATTTTTGTTGAATAATACTTCTTCAAGTATTAGAGGAATAGAACTTTTACCAGTTCCATTTGTTCCAACAAGTTGAGTTACTGTGCTTTCATTTAAATCTAACTCATTGTCAGAACCATAACTGAAACAATTACTCCACTGCAGCTTCTTTAGCGTAATCACTAAACACTCCTAAAATATTTTTAACTTTACTTTCTTCTAACTCTAATATGTAACTAAGATACTCTCCTAGTTCTTCTTCCATTGTCATTTCTCTATCTAATATTAGAGTCGCCTCTGTTTTTCTGCGAATTACTTTCTTGTCTAGTAACTCACTATTTTTTATATTACTTAAATCGGCAACATCACCTTCTATTTCATAAATAGTATGGTCATACATTGTTTGTACCATTTCGCTTGGGTCTGTTACTGTTTGTCGAATTAGTTGAGGCAATTCGAACTCATGCCATGTCCAACTCCAGTCTTTATTATTAATAAGTAAGTAGCCAGTTTTGACACGATTTCTGTGAAAACTTGTAGTCATAGGACTGCCAGGATATACAATGTTTCTTTGAGTATTCTCGTGAGCATGTAAATCTCCTGAAAAAACAACTTTAAACTTATCGAATCTTTCTAAGTCTACTTCTGGTTGTACATGAGGTGGTATCTCTCCACGAACATGAGTAAACAGAACATCTGCATCTATATCTTCTATTGCATTTTTCTTGTGTAAATCTGCGTAAGGTAATATTGCATAGTCATGTGGAACCATTTCTCCATAAGTAGTTTCATCAATTACTTTTACTAATGGATTTAATTGTTCCGTAACTCTTTTTAAATTTGTAAAGAAAGTTTTATTCTTTCTTGTAGCTTCGTGATTTCCATCATAAATAATAGTTTTCACACTAACTCCCTTTACAAAGTCAAAGTAGAGTGTAAGTTCATCCATGCTGGGGACTCTATCAAACAAGTCCCCACCAATGATGTGCAAATCAACATCTTTTTCTATTTCATAGATTTGTTCAAAGAATAACTTGTAACGAGTACAAGCCCATTGTACTGGAACATTCTTTTGACCAAGTTTTATATGCCAATCTGCAGTAAATAGAATCATCCTACGAATTCATCTCCTGGTTGCCATTCACAACCTGTAAGACCACCAGTCTTGATGGCTTGTAGTGTTCGTAAGACTTCATGTGCATTTCTGCCTGTATCTAAGGCGTTTACAGAAACATGCTGAACTACATTATAAATATCTATAATATAAGTTGCTCTAAAACATACTCCTTCTGCCTCATTTACTATACCTAGTTTATGAGAAAGTTCTAATCCACAGTCTGCGGCTAAAGAATGATTAATTCCTCCAATGAGTTCATTTTGCTGTTTCCAAGCTAATTTACAAAACTCATTATCACCACTTATACCGATAACATTTGCTTCTTCCACTAACATATCCATTCCCTGTATTTCAGTAGGACAGATAAAAGTAAAGTCTTTTGGATAGAAATAAATAACTGTGTAGTCATGTTTTAGAGGCTCATAGTGGTCATCAACTGATACAGTTGTAAACTTATTATTCGCATCTACTCCTCGCAATTCAAATGCGGGAAACTCTTGTCCTACTCCAATCATTTTATGTCAAACTCCTCACTTACTGTTTCATCAGGCTCGTTAGCTGCTCCTTCTCTTAATCTGTCAAGAAGTTCTTTCTGAGCATCTGGTGTAGGTCTAGCTAAGACTTCATCCATTGACTTTAACTCAGCAATTAATTCTTGTTCTGCCTCATCAAGAGGTCTTTGCTTACACTTCAGTGCTTGTAATTGATACTCAACGTTGTAAGCCATCGGTCCAGTTTTAACTCTTTTAAAGTGCACATCCCAACCAGTCTCGGGGTCAGTTGGATCGCCCAAGTCTTCTGCAGCAACCATAATTTGCTCTAGAAGTTTCTTTTTGAGATTTAGAACTTTGACTTTGCCGTCATGAATACACTGAATAGCGTACGCCCATCCACATTTTAGGTCTGGATGATATTCTCTAACCCAGTCTTTTTCAACATTGGTGAACGCTTCTGTATTTCTATCGAATGATAGACACTCGAATGGTAAATTCTTACCGTTTTCTCCTTTTAACCAGTAAACATATCTTGGTAACATGTCACCGACTAAACGGACTTTGTTATCGCCTTCTACATATTGGTAGCTATCGATTTTGCTTTTTTGGGCTTCGCCCTTGGCTTGATTAAATTTTATTGCCATTTCATTTCTCCTAATGTGATTTCTTCAAATTTAAAATGTATTCTATCATCTTCAATCCAAAGTAATCTATTCTTTTCAATAATGTCCTCTTTACCATAAAAGTGAAAGAGGTCTAGTGTGGTATCTTTATTCTTTTGATATTCAAAATAATTACGCAAGGATGCGATACCTGCATACTGCACAAGTTCTCTATCTGAATATCTCCTTCTTTGAATGAACAAGGGTTTTGGGTTTACAAGGAAACTGTGTCCATGAAAACTTTTAGTCCAAAACTTAAATGTTCTATCGTATCTATTTCTTGGTGGTAATTTATAAGTCAAAATATGAAGGATTGTCATTATGTCTTTGACACTTCCTTTGCTTTCTTTTCTTATTTTTTCCCAATTATAGAATAACATATTATATCAAAAATTTAACTGCGTGTCAAGAAGTATTTTTTCATGCTATACTTCCGAAACCTCATAACCCTGTCGCATGTAATATCCCATTCTCGCACTTGCCTGCTTTCTAGCTGTGCGTCCGTCTAGGTGAATGTCTACGATTACAGGTTGTAATTTACCTTCTCTTATACGAATGATTCTTCCTATAAGCTGTGTTAGTAGTGGGTCGTTATTAACGGGTGTGCCCAAAATAAGACAACTTAGGCAGTCCACGCTAATTCCTTCACTAAATATACTCTGTGTTCCACATAGAATATCAACCTCGTCAAATACTTTCTTTATCATTGCAGGGCGTTCTTCATGAGGTATTTCTCCAGTTACACAAATTGCGTTATTTCCAATGAGTCGTGTACAACTTTTCAGAAAATCAACGCGATCGCTGACAAGTAGCACCTTATGCCCTTTTGCCGCATAACTTGCCGCTAACATGCCAATCATGTTTTGATACTCCCAGTCATACGCAAGTGAGTTGATTCGAGTCGCCCAATCAACATTGCCATCAAGAAAGCGAATTCCCGATTTTACTATGTCAACTCGGGGAGTAAGATAATTTTCTCGTGGTGGTTTGAACACTTCAGATGAGAAATAATCACGAAAGATTACATGTCGCCCATCTTTACGTTGCATTGTTCCAGTCAATCCAATTTTGTACCTTGCTCGTGAAGCATCAATAATGCGTGTAAAAGTTGGACTACTGACATGGTGCATCTCATCCAATATAAGTGTACCGAACTCCCCTGCGATTTTGTCGATATTTCGATAGAGAGTTTGTATGTTTCCAACGACAAAAGGTGAATTCGTGTCAAACTTGCCTGAACCAATCACACCCGCTGTAACCCCGAAGACTTTCTTTATTTCTTTTTCCCACTGTGATCGCAACGCAAGTGTATGTGTTACAATAAGTGTTTTCTGTGCTAACTTATTTGCGATAGCTAACGCAGTAAAAGTCTTACCCCAGCTTACCCAAGCGTTAATTATACAACTGTCTTTGACTTCATCATATACGAACTGTTGAGAGTCACGTAAAGTGAACTTAAAGTCAAGTGGTTCTATGGGTGAGTCTACGCGTTTGTCCTTTACTTCGTATTCGTCTGGTATCAAATCAGTACGACCTATTGGTAGTGTGACGAGCCCAGCACGAATCACCCCCATATTTTTAATTATAATAGGGGGATCTGTCGGACGGCGTGGGGGTATGGAATATGTAAGTGTTTTGTCAATGTATGACTGATAAGTTTCACTTACTTCCATGTAGATTCTGTTGGAAAGAACAGCTTTCAATCTATATGTCCAAAAGTGCAATTCTCAAAGAAAGCATAGATCATCTCGTCTAAATGCTCTTGAGGAATAACCATTTCTCCTGTTCGTAAATTTTCGTGTTCATCATGCCAGTCAAAGTCATCTTGGTGATAGACATCGCCAAAAACTTCTTCCATGTAGTAAGCGATATCGCCATCATCCACATAGTCTTCATCGTAAGTAGAAACCCATGAGCCGTCTTCTTCTTGAATAGACTCTATATGATAGATTCCTACAAAGTTTCTGAACTCATCTTCAAATGTCATCTTGATGTGTGCGAAGTCATTGTAAGTATCTTGTATGTGATGAACAATTGCATTACACATATCTATTGGAGCACTCCAAGCAGAGTATCCATTTAGATGTCCTAGTTCACAGTCTTCTACATTACACCACTTGGCACCAACATTGCTTACATACCAGTTCCAAGAATCAGTAAGGTGTCCTTCTTCATCAAACTTTGGATTTAAGT